ACTGCGCTTATAAGACGACAACAGGGCGAAAGCGCAGATGGCCGAAGAAGGAACCGGGACAAGCGTTGCGGAGACACCATCCGCAGCTCCCGAATCCACGCCGTCGCCAGCGCCCTCTCCATCATCTCCGTCGTCCGAGCCGACGACGGTTCCATCAGGGGATCAATCGAAGGAAGGTCTGCTCGACGCGGTTCTCAAGGTGGTTCCGGCCACGAACGAAACCGACGTGCTGGCCAAAACCGACGATAAGTCCGCCCCCACGGACATCAAGCCCGAAGAGCCGGGACAGGCAGACACCGAGGAAGCAGACGACGGGACCCCGGACGACGAGGAGCCAGCGCCACAGGATGCTGCCCCCGCAGTCAGGAAGAAGATCAACAAGCTGCTGAAGCAGCGTCGGGAATTGCGCAACGAAGTTGCCGCTCTACGTCCCGTCGCCCAGATCGGCAGTGAAATTGAGACCTTCGCCAAGCAGAACAAGCTCACCGGAGATGACGTGGCGGGAACGCTGCGCATGGCAGCGATGCTGCGGGCCGGTGACTATGCTTCGTTCTACAAGGCAGTAGCCCCGTTCGTGCGGACGGCGCAGGAGTATCTTGGGGTGGTTCTCCCCAAGGACCTGACCGACCGCGTGCGTGCCGGTCATATGACCGAGGCAGCAGCCAGGGAGTTCGCACGCCAGCGCTATGACCACCAGCGCTCGCAGGTCGAACTCCGTGAGACGGCGCAGGAGACACAGGTCTCCCAGGTTCGCGCCGTGCAGGCTGATGTCCAGCGCGCCGTGACCAATTTCGAGCTTCGGCTGTCAGCGAACGATCCCGACTACAAGGCCAAGGCACCCTCCGTAAGGCGGGCGGCGCAGGCCATGTTGTTCGAGCGCGGCGGCAAGATTTCAAACGTGCAGGAAGCGTTAGAGATAACGAAGAACGCATACGAGGAAGTGAACCGCCAGATGCGCTCCATAGCGCCACGGCCAAGTGCTACGCCCAAGCAGCCGAACGGAGCCACGCAGACATCTTCTGCTCGCGCGGCACCGAAATCTCTCATGGAAGCAGCAATCCAGGGACTTGAAAACGCCAGGCGAACAGGAGGCTAAACCCTTGAAAGGGTTAGCCAAATGGCCTTCACAGCAGGTGAACTAACCAACATCGCCAATGCGGCGCTGGACTACTACCTAGACAAGGGGGACGTGTGGAGGCAGACCCTTCAGAAGCGTCCCCTGTTCGACAAAATGGTCGCCAAGAAGAAGTATTTTCCTGGCGGCAAGGGCGATATCTCCGTAGCCGTTTCGGGTGCCTTCGGTGCCGGTGGCACCAACGACTCCCTGAAGGGCTACACCCACGACGACCAGGTGGTCTTCTATACGCCAGCCAATATCAAAAGGGCCAACTACACCTGGCGCGAGCACCACATCGGCCTCACGCTTTCCCACACCGAGCTGAAGATCGACGGCATCTCCGTCGTTGACCCAGGCTCGAACGGCGAGCGCACGACCGAGCACAGCCGTCGCGAGATGACCGTGCTGGTGGGGCTTCTGGAAGACAAGCTGTTCGACTTGGGCGAGCAATACGCGCGCAAGATGAATGCCTTGCTCTACGGTGACGGCGTTGCCGACGCAAAGGCCCTCGCGGGCCTGAAGCTCCTCATCTCGGACACGCCGTCCACTGGCGTTGTCGGCGGCATCAACAGGGCAACCGCCGGATTCGAGTGGTGGCGCAATCGTGCTTATACCGCAGCATTCGGCACCCTGGTGTCGGGTACTCCCGCGCTCGCTGCGTGGGGCGGCGGTGCCATCACCTCGAATGTCGCCAACGGTGGCGCTCTCCTGCAAACCTTGCAGAGCGAGAGACGCCAGTTAACCCGTTATGGCGGCGAGCCTGACACCTTCCTCTGCGGTTCCGCGTTCCTTGGAGCCATGGAGACCGAGATCAGGGCCAACGGCAACTATGCAATGAACGGCTTCAAGGGGACCCAGGACGGTTCGATGGGCGGCATGAGCTTCGCCGGGCAGGAGGTCGTGTACGACCCGACGCTCGATGATCTTGGCCTGTCCAAGCGCGCCTACTGGTTCGACTCGAAGAAGATCCACATGATGTGCATGGAAGACGAGTGGATGCACAAACACACTCCGGCACGTCCCCCGGACAAGTTCATCATGTACCGTTCGATCACGTCCACCTGCCAGCTCATCGGCAAGCAGTTCAACTCGTCTTTGGTTATCGATATCGCCTAGTGCATGATGGTTGCCGGGCCTGGGAGACGCCAGGCCCGCCAACCATGGGAGACACGAATGCACTTCTGCACAGCACACATTGCCATCGGCAGCGACGACCGCAACACGATGGTCCGTGGCGAATACAATCCGGTGTCGTGGCCGGAGATCGAGATTCTCCGCCTTGTCCACGGCGAGCACGCCATCACCGAGGTGGTCCCGTTCGCCGAGGTCCGGCAGGACCCCAAGTCCGAGCGTGAGAGGCTTTCCGAAATCTACGGCGCGGAGCACTGCGCCAATGCGTGGGGCGGGCGCTCGTCCCCCTCCGAGATGAACGCCCCAGGCGTCAAGCTGAAGGCCGGGATCGAGTGGGTGAACCCGCTCACCTACGAGACCGAGATCACCGGCACCGACGACGCCGAGCCGCCCTTCGGCCCCGGCCCGGTAGAAAAGAAGAAGTGACATGCGGACCCAGCAGCTTTCGCTCATGGTCAAGAACCTGCGCTCCGAGGCGGGCCACGCCCTCTCCGTGGCGCAGGGCGTCAACCAGTACGAGACGCTGAAGTACCTGCTGGCGCGCACCCAGGAGGAGCTGTGGACGGCATTCGTCTGGCCCGACCTTGTCGTGCGCGCCAACGTCACGATGACAGCGGGGCAGTACCTCTACCCGTTCCCGGTGTCCCCCGTCGCCATGACCTACGACATGGTCCGCGAGACGTGGACATCGCAGCCCACCTCCACCAATTGGGACCCGCTCGTCTACGGCATAGACGAGAACCACATCGCCCCGAACGGCACCAACACCGCCCGCTCCGACCCGGTGCAGGCGTGGGACGTGGAGGGGCCGGACAGCTTCCGTGTGTGGCCGACGCCTGACACGACCGGCGGCAGCGTCCGCTTCAAGGGGATGCAGCAGCTCGCGCCGTTCACCTCGGATTCCGATCTCTCCACCCTCGACGCCACCACGATCATCCTGTTCTGCGCCGCCGACCTGCTGGGGCGGGCCAAGGCCGACGACGCTCCCATCAAGATGCAGAAGGCGCAGCGGCACCTGGTCAAGGTCCTTGGCAACAAGATCGGAGCCAAGAACAAGATCTCGTCGCTTGGCGGTGGCGCTCCGGTGCTGCGCCAGCGCAACAGCAACCTGCTCTATGGTCCCGGAAATTGACTTATCAAATTGTCGATAACTTCATTGCGGGGCTGGACACGCGCAAGTCGCCGCTGACATCGGCGGCTGGAACTCTTACCCGGCTCATCAATGCCGCCATCAGCCCCGGTGGCGAGATCGTCAAGCGCCGCGCTTTCGTGCAGGTGGCGGACGTCACCGGGTCGTTCGGGTTCGCCGCGACCGAAAGCTCGCTCTACGTGTTCGGCCACAACGTCGTGCCGACGCTTCCCTCGTGGTCGGTGCCGGGCGTGGCGCTCAAGGGCCAGAAGCTCATCAACCAGACAGCGACCGACTACGACCAGACCGACTACGACACGTTCGACGGCAAGATTTATGTAGTCGGCTATTCACCTTCCAGCACCTACCCGCAGGACAACCAGCACTACTATGATGGCGTCAAGACCGAAGGCACTGGCAAGGGATTCTACGTCCGCACCTTCCAGTCCAAGGTCTACACGCTGCGTGGCAGCTATCTCTACTTCTCCACCATCGGCAATCCCATGATATGGGACCCGGCGCTGGCTGCGGCAGTCGGCCCCACCGGAGTCACGCTGCACGCCAGTTTCCCGACCACGGTGCAGGTTCCCCTGGCGGACATCTCCAAGTTCCGCAACCTCATGCGCGTGCAGATTTCAGGAGCCACCAATACGGGCATGACCGTGGCCAACGGGGAGTGGCAGATATTCAGCGTCAATGCCACGGCAGGCACTTTCGTCCTCATCAACTGTGACACACGCGGCGGCACCTCGCAGACCAGTGGCGTCACCATCAACCCAGTGGCATCGACCGGCTCCGGCTACATCAATCTGTCCATGCAGGATGCCGATAGTGAATACCTGACATCGCTCGAAGTCTACTACGACAAGCTCGCCATCTTCGCCTCCTCGTCCACGCAGATATGGGGCGTCGATCCCGACCCTCTCCAGAATGCCTACATCCAGCTGCTGCGCGGCTCCGGCACCAACGCGGCGCGCTCGCCGCTGCAATACGGTAACGGCGATGTGCTCTATCTCGATCAGTCGGGGGTACGCTCGCTCAAGGCCCGTGACAGCTCGAACTCGGCCAGTGTCTCCGACATCGGATCGCCGATAGACCCAACCGTGCAGGCGATGGTGGCAGCCAAGGGCGCGGCCTACATGAACAAGGCCATCTCCCTGCTGGAGCCGTCCGTGGGGCGATTCTGGATCGTGTTCGAGGACCAGGTACTGGTCCTCAGTTACTTCCCAGGACCCAAGATCACGGCGTGGAGCGTCTATACGCTGCCGGAGATCGGCACGGCCAAGGTGAAGTTCGCGGTCACCTGCGGTGGCAAGGTCTTCTTCCGCACGACCGACGACAAGATCTATGTCTACGGTGGCGCGGACGGCAATGCCGTCAACAATTGCGGTGTCGAGGTGCGGTTGCCCTACCTCGACGGCAAAAAGCCCGGCCATAAAAAGCTGTTCGCCGCCGTGGATGCCACGGTGTCCTACGATTACGACTACGACACCAGCACCCAGAAGACCGGGGCATGGCGCATCGCGGTCTCCTTCGATCCTGCCAACCCGGAGGCCGAAGAGACAATCGCCACCATCGACAGACCGACATGGAATATCGGGGCCAGCGAATTGCAGGGCTACGATTCGCACTTCAGCCTGCGCTTCTACAACAACGACACCCTGCCGGTGACCCTCTCCAACTGCGCCGTCCACTACGAACTGGCCGACACGGAAGACTGATGAAGACGGTCAACGAACCCACCATGGACGACCTGCTGTTCGTGGGTGCGTGGATGTGTCGGTCGGACTGGAACGAGTTGGCGCTGACCAGGGACCCGGACGACTATGTCAGGCTCGCCCACGACGCCTGGGACAGCAGCTTCAAGAAAGTAGTCCTCGATAACGCCGTTCCGGTGTTCGCGTTCGGGGCCAAGCAGGTCGGAGACACGGCGCTGGTGTGGGGCTTCAAGACCGACCAGGGCTGCAAGGCCATCAGGACAGTGACGAAATATATTCTTCGTACTATGATCCCCGCGCTCCGGGAGACTGGCGTCCGCAAGGCCGTGTGTCTCGTCCACCCGGACAACAGGGCATCGCAAGCTTGGCTCCGCCACCTGGGTTTCAGCCCCAGGGCCACGTTCGGGGATTTTGGCACCCTGCTCTTCCAGCGCGACGAGCCGGATGTTTCCCACCCTTGAAAAGAAACTGCTGGCGGAAGCCGTCGGGACCTACGATTTCAGGCCAGCACGGCTGGGCGACATCGAAGCCCTCGTCGCCTTGTACGGCGAATACTTCGCTGAGAGCTACTTGCCGGGGCAGGGCCTCGTCTACGCGCCGCAGCGTGCATGGGCGCATTTGTTCTCCGTCATCAATCGCGGCAAGGTCCCGCACGTGCTGGCCTTCGTCAAAGGCCGCGACGAGCTGGCCGGGCTGATCTCCTACAGCCTCAATCAGGACTTCACCGAGCAGCCCTTCGCCAACCTCGAAAAGTTCTACGTGCGCAAGCCGTGGCGGCGCTCGCCGGTCGCCCGCGTCCTGCTGATGCTGTGTCTCGACCTCGTCCGCTCCGACGGTGCCGTGGCTTTCAATGCGACGCTCAACTCCGGCATGACGGAGACGGCGAGCGCCCGCAACCTGTTCACCAAGCTTGGATTCGACCCGGTCGACGGCGTCATCCTGACCAGGAGGATTTGATGGGTAGTCTGTTCGGCGGCGGCGAAGACGAAAACTCCAAAAAGATGATCGAGATGCAGGAGCAGGAGGCCGCGCAGGCAAGGGCCGACGAGGCCGAGCGGCAAGTCCGCATCAACACGGGCCTCGCCAACATATCGGCGCTGTTCGAGGGCGGCGACATCAACACCACCACGTCGAACGCCTATGACTGGTCAGGCTTCGCTCCAACCACGTCTGGCGCTGCGGTCTCCGGTCTCCCGGAGGGCTACACCTACTATTATGATCCAGGCACGGCAGCCACATCCGGCACCACCAGCAGCAAAAGCGGCATCGGCAACGCCAGCACCACCGGGGACCAGAGCCAGTTGGGTTATGGCACCACCGGCAGCTCCGGTAGCGCTAGCGGCACGGGTGGAGGCACGACCCAGACCAGAGGCGCTGCTGCCACCGCAGCGACCCCAGGTGCCTGGTACATCATGGACGCCGAGGGCAACAAATATGCCATGGGTTCGGACTTCAACTACGACACCGTGGTGTCGGACCCGCAGGAGGGCTTCACCCAAGAGTTCTACGACAAGTACAAGCAGGGCATCCTCGACTACTACAACCCGCAGGTCGCTCAGAAGTACGGAGAGGCCCGCGACGAGACGACTTATCGGCTGGCCCGTGCCGGAACGCTGGAGTCCTCTGCTGCCGCACAGGAGGTGGCCAAGCTCTACGAGCAGAATCTGAAACGCGAGGGCGAGGTGCGCTCGCAGGCCGACACCGCCACAGCCGAGCTGGAGAGCCGCGTCAACGCCGAGAAGAATGCGGCGATTGCCCAGCTCTACGCCACCGAGGACCCTGAAGTCGCGACCTCCCAGGCCACCCACGCCGTCGAGAACATCTCTGCGGAGCAGCCCGACCTGTCGCCGCTAGGCCAGATCTTCGATGTCGCCGCGATAGGCGGGACCAAGTTCGCGCAGGGTGCGTCCAACGCCGAGTGGAACAGGAAGATCGCCGCCCTCAATGGCGGTAGTGGCAGCAGCACCGTAATCCCGACGTGAGGCAGCAGAGATGTGTGACGCAGTAACCCTCTCCGTCCTGTCCACCGTGGTCGGTGCCGTCGGCACCGTGGGCAGCGGCATGGCGCAGCAGAGCGCCGCCAAGCAGCAGGCCGACGAGGTCGCCCTCTGGCAGGAGAAGCAGAAGAAGTTCCGCCAGGAGGAGCAGGCCCGTCAGGAAGCCTTCCGCCAGCAGGCGGCGGCGGCCCAGCAGAAGGGTGCCGAGGAGCTTGGCGGCGAGCAGCAGGCGGCGCGGCAGGCCGAGGAAGAGGCGCGGCTGTCGAGCTATCTGCGCGGCGAGGGCGAAGCCTCCACGGCCAAGCCGGAAGCCGGTGCGGCACCGTCCAGCGCCGACGCGGCCCTGCTGGCCGGGCAGCAGGCCGGTGGCGAGGTGTTCCAGACCGACGTGGCCAACAAGCTCAACAAGGCCACCGAGAACGCCAACCAGTCTCTTGGGGCGCTGGCGACCATCGGTTCCTACAACAAAAGCTCCGGCGGCCTTGGCCAGGAGAACCCGTTCATCCTCGCTGAATCCGGGCAGGGCATCGACAAGGCCAACGAGTTCCGGCGCGGCTCGCTTGGCGCGTTCGGCCTGGAGAAGGCCATCGAACCGGTGCAGGTCACCTATCAGCCGTCACCGTTGTCTGGCCTGTTCTCCGCCGCTCTCAGCCTTGGCTCGCAGGGGCTTGGCAGTAGCTGGGGCAGCACGACGCAGACGGCGGCCAACGCAGTCGCAAAGACCAAGGACCCGTGGGCCGGGTTGCGCGACCAGACAGTGTTCTTCTAGGAGCCACGCATGGCCACCTTCGGTCTCAGGATCAACCAGCCCTATCAGGGGTTAAGCTCCAGCCAGATCGGGGATCTGGGCAAGGCGCTGTTCGGCGACCCGGAGATGGCGATCAAGTACGCCCGTCTGAAGTCCGACCTTCAGGACGCCGAGTATTACCGCCGAGCGCAGGAAGCGGCGACCAATCTCAACCTCGCCAAGGAAGCCGACCAGTTGTGGAAGACCGGCGCGATGCAGGCCGCAGGGCCGTGGGGCAGCCGGTATCTTCAGGACGCGATGGGTCCACTTGGCGGGGCCGGTGGCGGCAATGGCGAGCCACCAGCGCCGATTGAGCTTGGCGACCCCAATGCCGTGCCGATCCCGGCACCGCGTCCTGCCGATCCGAACCTTCTCGGCCCCGACATCCATGCCGACTCGCCCTTCGCTGGTCGCCCCGGCGGGCCTATCCCCGGTTCCAGCTATGCCTCTCCTATTGCGGGACGCCCCGGTGGACCTCTCGCTCCCTACCCGGCGGCAATCCAGGAGCCGGACCTGCGTCTCTCCACTTTCCCGCGTGTCTCCGACTACATGCCACCGGACATGGGGCCTGAACTCGGCACCCGTCCAGGCGTGCTCCCGGACATGCCAGCCCCCATCGAAGGCGCGCCCGATTACGGGCCGAGCATGAACGAGGCGATCCCGTTCAGCGTGGACGAGCTCTT